GGCACGTTTGTGCTACAACTTACAAAAGTCCTTGTAAAAAGAGCTCTTGCAAGTATGTGTCTTAAATGACGTTGCATCTGGGGAGGTACTAAAAGAGTACCTGTTCCCTAACCTCTCTCAGATAGCACACTCTTAAGTGGGCATCCTACAGAACACCGACTACGGAGTCCCTGTTAATTGTAAACTACAATTAATAGACCACCGATCCCGGGTTTGAAGATAACTTCAAATAAGACATGTAAGTGTAAAAAAGTGGTAACCGGCTTAAGGTCCGGATACTACTCAATTACTACTCTTTCCCTCGGCAATCCAAGGGTTCAGTCGCGTAACTGCGGTTGGACTGAAGCATCTATTGGAGTTCTCGTGTCGTAAAAGACCAAGAGGAATTCGTTACCAGACAGAACTGGGTGTCGAACTCAGCGTGGAAATTCACGTACTCGGCAAATTCCAAGAGGAGAGGTAAAGCGCGATTTTGTTTTAGGTAGATCTTTACTGATCTCCCTTTATCGATTCCGTCTCGCTACATATGTAGTGACGGGGATTATAAAGAAATCCGTTTTACCACTCATCGGGGTGGTCCCGTCGTAGAAATACGGCGACGCCATTGGTATTACCAATAGCAAACTTCTATCTGTGTCGTTTAACACAGTTCCCATTTGGGGGTTGCCTTCAGCTTCTAGGGGCTTACGCGCCCTAGGAGGAACTGAGGATTTAAGGGTAATGGCGAAAGCCAATTACTCATAACATAAAAACAAAATAATTATGATATGAAAACACGTTTAAACGCTTTAACCAAGTACTTTGGTACAATGTATAAGCGTTTAGAGGCGTCCCTTAAATGGCAACACGCTCTTAAGAGCGAAAGAAGCATGATAGGATATTTGAATAGATTACCTATCCTGCTTCTAGGAAGTTCTGGTCGCTCATGGATTTTGGCTTTAATTAGGTTTTCCCGCTTTGCACTAAAAACTCGTTCCCATGAAGGTATCAGAGGCTTGGCGATCCTCCTTAAGACTTGTCACACTATGTTGATCAAGTCTAAGGCGGGGCGCCCAATCAAAGGTACTCAGTCTTCCCTTGGAAGACGTGTGGGTTCTACCGGAAGAGGGTTGCCAAGGGTGATTCCAATGAATCATCGAAAGGCAATTCTCCGTGGTAATGATAAGGTGTTTCAATTCTGATTGTCATTATTTTCTATATATAGAATATGTGACTATCGAGGAAAGATTAACATCCGAACAATTACTCGACCCGGACCTAAAATAAATTTAAAGCCTTATGCCTCATTTATAGAGGATTTCTTCATTCGTGCTCACCTCCCAAAAGGGGTGTTTACGATTGAGGGATGGGCTCCTAAACTTATAACTAAGTCTGGTCCCGGTGTGGTATTTGCCCCTAACAAGGGATCTCAAAAGATTATGCCTATCGTAAAAACGTACGACGCGACAGCAGCAATGCTGGTTCAGGCCATACAATTGGTTACAAATGAAAAATTTGTAAGCCTTTTCAATGCGTTCATTGAATTGGCAACTAAAACTGGACAGACAAGTCTAGTAGTAGTTCTTAAACAATTGGTTGACCAGGCAAAGCATATACCAGAGATTTACCAGCACACGTATAAAACTCGTGTGGGTAAGAAGGAACATCTTGTTACCAAGAGCTTCTTACCGTCCTTTCTTGGCCGATTAGGTGCAAAGGAGGAACCTGGGAAAGTGCGTGTGTTCGCGATGGTTGATTGGTGGACTCAAATGCTTCTACGTCCTATTCATCTTATGCTCTTTAGAGTATTGAAAAATATTCCACAAGATGCAACATTTGATCAGGATGAGGGAGTGCAGATGGGTGTTAGTATCTTGAAACGTACTAACTTCGCTGCTTCGTACGACCTTTCGGCCGCTACGGACAGACTGCCAATCGTAATTCAGAAACCCTTAATAGAGTTTATGATTCCAGGCGCCAGTAATTCCTGAGCGGAATTACTAGTAGGCCGTGAGTACGAGACTCCTCGTGCTCACAGACGCTTGGGTATGAAAGTACCCCGAAGCGTGACATACTCAGTCGGACAACCCATGGGGGCTCTGTCATCATGAGCGATGTTGGCCTTAACACATCACTTTATAGTGCAATTCGCGGCTTGGAAAGAAGGGTGACCGAGATGGTTCTCAGATTACCTTGTGCTAGGTGACGACATCGTTATATTTAATAGACGTGTCGCTCAACGGTACCTTGTAATTATGAAAGACCTCGGTGTTAATATCAATTTAGTTAAGTCGGTGGTATCGAAAGATACATTCGAATTCGCTAAACGGATAATCCACCGAGATTCAAATCTTTCTCCAGCTTCGTTCAAAGAACTTGACGTAGCTAGCCTTTCCCTCGAAGGGGCTCTGTTACTTTTTAATAAGTTCAGAGCTGAGTGATCCATCTCGTCTTTTGTTAAGTACCGAGGGTATGGTTATAGAGCTTTAAGCGAACTTCAACATGACTTGGATAAACTTTCCACGCATTTGAAGAATCTTATCGTCTTTATTGCGATACCTGGACTTAATAAAAACTCGGTCGAGACCTGGTGGGACTGATTTAATCTTATAAGTATAGATAAAATCAGAGACCCTTCGATTGAAGAACTTCAATCGATGATGGACAAATTGATTGTCTTATTCAAAGATACTTTTCCCGAGGAGTGTTTTAGACACTCCTTGTTTGAAGCCTTTGATGAGTTTACTCCTAATTCCTTCTACTCTAATGAATATAAAAAATTCATGGTTTCGAAGTTTGATGGAGGATCAATTTGGTCATCAACAGGAATTTGCCAGCTACCCAATTGGCGTGCGGAAGAGGTGTATCTTATTCTAAGCGACCTTACAAGGCCGATAGAGAATAAATGGGAGTCTGATCACCAACAGGTAGCAGATGAACGTATAAAACTCGAAGGCTTTGTGGAGGGCGTTGAAATGAACCGAGAATGATTCGAAAGTTTCATTCTTAAGTTCATAGAATGAGATTCCATCGCCTCTCTTGATCCAAAGAAAATCCCATTTAATGAATATAAAAATGTGGATTTACCAAAGAAAAGAGTAGGACGCTGATTGAAATGACATTCAGCCACGCGCGCACAACGGTAGACTTCTTTACAAGAACCTAACTCATCATCTTATTTTGAGTAGCTAATCCATGTGTATTCTACTAACTAGGAATGGGTATGGCGAAGTAATAGAGATTCCTGGTCTCTAAGTTACTTTAGACGAATACTATACGCACCATCAAAGGATATGATGGTATTAGAGCTAAGGAGTTTTATTTATTCAAGACACTAGGGTAATCCTAGAGCTCTAAAAGGTCAGAGGCAACACTCATATGAGATCTGAATTCAAACTTTTAGTTCAAATAATCAGAAGTCCTATGAATATCACTCAAACGCTCTTCTACTGGTAATATTACCGAGTAGTGAATGTAGGTTTACTCGTGGTCGATCACAAAGGACCGATAACGACACGACGTCTCCAAAGCTCGTAATTCCCGTACGTAGTATAGTACTACACTAAAGATTAGTTATCCTTAGTGTTCTTTTGATTCGAGTAATTCTGACCTTTGCGATATTCCCTATTGCTGCTTCTCTTATTCTACGTAGACTAGGGTATTCCTAGCTCCTATCCGAAGGGATAGATACAAAATCATGACTATAAGTCTATGAGCGCAAGCGTAGTAAAAGGTGAGCAAGGGTCTAACGGACCATAATCCGTTATAACCGAAATGATCTAGAACATTTGCTCTTACGAGTCAAAGCCGGTAAACGTTGCAGACTTTCTGTAAATTACAGAAGGCATCGTTGTGCTGAACTAGAGAGAGTAGGGTATTCCTACACTCTAAGGAAACTCCTTAGACTTAAATAATCAACTCTCGAAATTCTACTATTTCGATGTGCAAGCTATGCTTAAACAATGATTCGTACGAGAACCATAAGAAATGAGTTAAGTCGAGAGGCTTCGACAAGCTAGTCCATGAGGCGCTGTCTTAACAGCGTACTAGAATTTCCGAAGGGTCGCATTAGGCTCAGCATAGACATTTATGTACCTAATGATAGGCAGTTTCTTACTGCTGAAGCACTGGATTTACTGAGTACAACACGAGTGAAACGGACAGGCCCTTCAGCAAGGCTTCAAAGGGTAGTATATCCGATCCGCATTGTAACGACTGTAAAGTACCAGTATAGCTAGTAAGTGCTCAGAAAGGAGAATTCCCTCCTGTATCGCCACCAGAGAATGGTATAATGGACTGTACAAAACCTTAATAGGAATAATACATCCTTCATTCATCTGCACTGCTCCTTAAACAAGAGTACTACATGAATGTAGCAGTCCTCCTGGTCCGGATAACAGACTTAACGGCTGGTCAATTAATGTATTCTCTAAACAGATTATGGTTAGAGCACCCACAGCAACAATATCGGGTAAGCAGATTTATTACTGTCCCGCTCATGAGAGAGATCCCTCATGGGAAGCTGAGGCCGTCAGGCTACGGTGTGAGTACATCATTGAATATATTAATCATTGGTATAACAAACCTTCCCTGGGTATCTGTGACGAGAATTCGTTCTTGGATCAGGTGTCTTGGTTAGTCATAAAAGACCAATGTAATATCCGTTAAATAGCGATAGGCTGAGTAACTGCTGAGTGCGATTGCACTCAGTACGTCCATGCAGACCTGTCAGAATTTAAACGCATCTAAGCGCCATGGCGTCCGAAAAGCTAGATTTGCCGATCTAGCGGGGCGGGTTACGCCA